GGCTGTTGACCTTGAATACCGAGTATACTGGGTCGGGTGCTGGTGTGTATGGGAAGGTTGTATTTGTAAACCATGCAGTGAATTGCTGCTGAACTCCGATTTGAATCTTGAGCTCATCGGCAGCAAGAATCTCTTGAGAGCCAGATGCGTTCTGCATTGCAATCAAGCCTCCCGTTTTTATGCCTGATGCCGCTGGTGTGAAGTTATGGATGCCTGGAGCAAGTGTAAATTGCGTGCCTATGATTTGAGTATTGGCAACATTCGATACCTGGTCTTGATATCCTTCCACGCTCACAGCTATTCTCGGTCTTGCAGTGTATGAGTTGTACATATTATACACATCCACGCTGTTGGTGTTGTCAACATAGAACTCATATTCAACCTCATACTCGATGGTGTATCCCTCACCAGCTGCTGAGCTCGTGGTGATTGGTATGGTGTAGACTCCAGTGGTTGGATTGAATGAGCCTTGCACGTCAGTGATTTCAGTCCATCCACTTACGTCATCATATGAGCCGAATGAGTTGGTGAGAGTCTGTTGCTCTATGCCATTGATGGTTGCCTCCACCAAATAATCAGCGGTGTCGAATGTGTTGCTGTCCCCATTGTAAGGAATAAGCAGCTTGTCGAAGCGAGCCGATGCCAGGTTACTCCACTCGTATTGGAAGCCAGCAGTGGCGAAGATGCGGTCAAGGTATGTCTTGGCGTAGATGGCTGGCTTCATCTGGCGCACGTTGTAGATGTTGTCGGTGTCGTATGGCAACACATACTTGAAGCCGTCAGTGATCGTGTTGTCAAATGTCGCCACGATGTCAGCAGCCGAGAAGGTATGGTTGAGGTCAGTGAAGTCCAGGTCAGTCAGGTCCTTGTTGGCGATGGCTGTAAAGAACTCCACTCTCGTATCTTTGATGAGGACCTCATATTCGACAGCTTGCTCATAGGCATCTGTCTGTTGATTCTTGTTGACCGATAGCAACTGAAGCAGCGCATCCTCCATGATGGGAACGTTGTTCTGGATGACGCTGCACTTTGTCAGTGCGTTGATGTCGAATGTACCAGCGGAGATGTTGACATCATAGTAGTGGTTGAGCAGCTCGTGGTTGTTCTTGCTACCCACCAAAGTGATGGTCTTGGAGAACGCTCCGCTGCGCTTGGTGAGGTCACGGATATCTCCGACAGCAAAGTTCAAAGGAAAGACAGTTCCCTCCTTCACATCGAGATATCCATTCTCAAGTTGTATTCTAACCATTTACGTTGTCCTGGTTTGCGAGGCGCACGGTGATTGAGTGGCGCATCAAGTTCTTATTGCGTTGATTGAGCATCTCGTATGCGTTGTTGTCCACGATGCATGGCTGATATGCCGTTGACTCAGGGATGTGAATCGGGCAACCATCCTCATCGATGAGCGGAATGCCATCCTCTGTTGTGACGTAGGTGACAATTTTGAGGAAGGTCTGCGGTGATGTGACCAGCTCCTCGAAGTAGGTCGCCATGTTCTGCGTCATCCAGTTGGTGTTGAGGTCGATGCGCTTGGTGACGTTGGTGTTGAATGTTCTGAATCCGAACTCCTCAGTCTTGTAGGTCCACTCGTCAGATGCGTTGACGTAGCCAGCGACATCTTGGTTGAATATCTCACGACTCACTTCACCACGCTCATATGATTTGAGTTGGAAGGCGAATGATGACCATGAGCCTAATCGGTCTAGGAACAACACATGATACTCGGAGATGAGCACTCGTCTGTCGAGGTAAATTCTGTACTTTACAGAGTCTTGCTGTGGTAGCGTTGAACCGTTGCCGAAGTACACATCGTACCATTCAACGGTGTTGTCGATGAGGTCTCCAGTGCCGACCAAGATTCCATAGTTGTTCGGGCCACATGGCACCTGAAGGATGTCATCGAGTGAGCTTGGCACCTTGTAGAATGATGCACCATTCGAGTTCTCGAAGATGATGCGGTCAGTGCCTTTCGGATTCTGGAGGTTGAGATATAAGTCTTGACCCAGCGTGCAGTAGAAGTCTGCCGTTGGTTGGTTGGTCAGCCATTGCTTGGCGATGCCATTGAGCTTGTAGTCATCCTTATCATACGTTGTCCAGTCCAACCATCTGAAAGCTCCATTGAATACGCTGTAATCTTCGAAGAGAGTGATGTCCCTGGTGATGGTCTTGCGCTTGTCAGCATAGCTCACCGAGCCATCGATTGTTGCGCTCGTGATCGTGGACCAGTTGACGTTGACAACGAATGCCGAGCCCGTTGCACTGACCACAGTGTGCAGTCCTTCGAGCTGTGGGTTGGCCACTCCACCATCAGCTTGTGTGATGATGACCTGGTCACCTGGTGCGAATGAGTTGGTGACGTTTATCTGCACGCTACCACTCGCATTCGTTAAGCTGCTCGTGTAGGCTACCTCATAGACGTACTCCTCACCAACCTTAACATCGTATGCGTAGAATGAATTCGGTGCACCATAGCTTGATGTTAGCTCTGTGTTCAAATCCCAGCTCACTTGATTCTGGAGCAGCTTGGATAGGTCCTCCTCGCCATAGCCAGTGCCATAGGTTGGGAGCACCTTGTACTCCGCTATCTTGGTTGCAGTGCCAGCAGCGTAGACATCAAAGATATATCGAAAGCCAGCCAAGTTTTTGTTGGTGGAATCGATGATGAACTTGAGTGGGTTATATGCCGGACTAAACGTCTGCGGACTCGCTATGGTCGTTTGCGCCATCTTCTTTGATTTTCTCTATGAACTGCAACAATGGCAGACCGTACTTGGTTGGCAATTCATTGGCGAATTCCACCAATGCCTTCACATTCTCTTCAGTGAGCTGAATCATAATCTTAAATTAAAGTTACGCCAATAGCGGCAGCAACGACTTGGTTAACGTAGTTGTTATCTTGACCCCAAGCAGCGAACTCTTCAGGTGTTAGCGTGTAGTTACCTTGCGAAAGTTGTAGTCCGTCTTCCGTTAGGAGCTGCCAATACGTTGTGCAAGTCGTTGCTTCGGTTGTAAAGTTAAGAATTAAGACGGACATTTGCGTTGCCGTTCCTGCGTTTAGTGGGTATACAATCGGCTCGATTGCTACTCCTTGTGTTGGTTGTGTTTTCATATTTTTATTATTAAACTATTTTTAATGTTCCTCCGTCATTCCATATTGCGCCCGTTGGAAGACCTGCGCTTGAGGTTGGTAAGTTGCCAAATACTACGTTTCCTCGTGCGGTTTCAATCGCTCTGAAGTCAGCCGCTGCGGTGAGCGTTGGATTGACGAATAAACCTCGTGTAATGCCGTTAGCTCCACCTGTTTGGTTGATGGTATTGGTTAATTGTAGTGCATTAAATAAGGCTGTTCCACTTGTAGGAGCAAAATTACCTGTCACCCTTACCATTTCTTGAAGACCTGATGCTGCGGATAGACTAACATTTGAAAGACGACCAAGCGTTACAGTTGTGCCACCATATGCTGTATCTCCAGCAGAGTAATAACCTAAAAATAAGCTACCAGCTCCTGAATTTGAGGTTAATCCGTTATCTATAGTTGCGTATAATCCTGCTTGGGGACCAAATTTATAAATTCCATTATTTAACAAGACAACATTCCCCGTTGCAGTAAACGCACCCTGCACCCTCGCAGTCCCGTTAACGTCTAAACGGAAGCCTGCATCGGTTGTTGTTCCGATGAGGACGTTGCCCGTTTGAAAAGCCCTAAGGACTTCTACTCCATTAGCCAAAAGCCTTACCGAGGATGCTACTATAGTTACATTTGAGCTATTATATCCGAGATAAGTACCTTGTGCATTACTTAATTGTAAATATTGATTATTGGTATCCCCATAAATAAAAGTTCCACCAACCCTAATAATACCTGTTGTGTCTATTGACCTTGTAGGACTACTCGTACCAATCCCCAACCTTCCATTAGTTTCATCCCAAAACAAGTTACCGCTCTGCTGTAACACATTCCCCGTACCTTGAAACAATACTCTTCCGTTTGTCCCCGAAGATATCGGTGTAGTGCCGACTGTTAAGCCTGACGGCGGTAGCGGTATTGCGTCAATGAGTTCTTGACCAGTAATAGATCGTGTGACGTAGCTTCCACTTTCAATGGTGGATACTTCGATGAGGTCGGTTGCTTCCAAGTCGGCTCCCTTGGGAGTCATCTGGGATATCTTCTGTGTTCTAAATGCCATGCTTATATTGCAGAAAGCGAGCCAAATGTTTAGAAGGCGAAATAGCTGTCATCGGTGTAGTACTCCTGGCGGATGTGCGTGGCAGCGTAGCGGACGGCATCCATGGCATCATCGAACAGCTTCACTGGTGTGTCATCAATGAAGTCACCAATCTTTTTCCACTTGTAGTTCTCGTATTCTTTCTTGAGTTGAGGATTGTCCTCACAGAACACTCCAAATGTCTTGATGTTGTCGATGCCCTTCTTGACTGACTTATCAGCGTTCTGCACATCGAAGCCAGCGTTGTTCATCTCGGCAATGATTTCGGGGCGAGCATAGTCAGCCACGATGGTTACATTCTTTTCGACATCCATCTGCTGCATCCTCTCAATGAGGTTGGTGGTGGTGAGGTAGCTCTCATATATCACCGGCTCGATGTAGATGTCATTGTCGCACCAGTAGACTCGCATGAGTGCTGTCTGGAAGGAATGGGTTGTCTTTGTACGTTGACTTGATGATGATGCTCTCCTCCATCGGCAGCTCGTACAGCCAGGATGATGACTCTGATGGGTTGTAGTCGAAGATGAGCTTGTGCTCGGTCCTCATGTTGAGCTGCTGAAAATCTTCGAACCATAGCTCATTGGCTTCATTGCACCAGCCAAGGTCCCTCTTGCGACCCCTGATTTTTTGCTCATTATCGACTGAAAAGAACTCCACGATGGACCCATTGTCGAAGGTGTAGATGTGCTCTGACTTGTTGTGGCTCTGCACCTCATATATGCCCATCTCCTTCATGATTTCAAAGAAGTCACGCATGACCGTTGCCCTCAAAGCTGGGAATGTCTTGCGCACGATGCTGACCACCTTGCCAGGATGTTGGAGGCAGTACACCACGATCATTTGGCAGAGCGAGTAGGTCTTGCTCGAGCGGCTTCCACCCTCATTGATGATGAAGCGGATGCTCGGGTCTGCCAGTGCGGTGTAGTTCTTTTCGAAGATGACAGTGCTGTCGATTGAGATTTCAGCCATAGGTCAAAGTTTAGGCAATAGGGATGCTATACGAGTATTTCTCTCATATAGCCAATTCCTACAAAGATATAAAAATATCTATTCAGTAGGTCTAATAATATTCACCTTCACCTCGGAGATGCTCTGCCCTCCAGATGTGATGTCAGTCTTTTCAGTCAGACCATTCAGTCGTTGAGTGATGGACGGGTTGTACTGCCCAGCCATACCTCCCTCGATTTGGTCTTGCTTGATGGTTGCCTCTATCGTGCGACAGATTGTGGCGTAAGCTGAATATCTCCCCTCGCTATTTGCGAAGTAATCTTCCACGCTCTTATGCTTCTCTGCTGCCCATGAACGGAATCCAACCATTGTAAGTGGTCTCTCGAGCGGTACCGGAACTGGCTCTCCAGTCTTATTGGAAAGCTGATACTGGTATCTCGGATTGTCCTTGCACCATTTGCGGAACTCAACAAAGAGTTGCCACATATCTTCAGGTGTTTCGATGTGTTTTACTCTTCCCATTATATCAATCCTAATCCTTTAAGTTTACTTTCTGCCCAATCGAGTCCAGTTTTACCACCCCATAAAAGAA